TTTCTTTAGTAACACGCCTATTTGTGTGGAGATTTAAAGGTTGGAGAAAGAAACTTGGGGAATATTTCTACATCTGCGCGCTGTCAATTGACCAAACTGGGAATGTATTCTGCGCAGATTTGTTAGATGCGGCATTAATCACCAAAGATGCAGAATTTAAGTTCGGGAATCCTGATCAAACTATATCTGCAGTTTTAGGATACAATCAATATCACAAAACTTTAACAGGTACTGGGAAATTACTAGTAAAAATACTAGATACATTTGACGAAGCTCATTGCGAATCAGCAATGCTTATGGATACTCTGATGAAGATAGCTGCGCATAGAGCGATAGAGGACCTCCACACCAAATTGATGCAAATCGAAGAAACCAATAAACAAAAAGAAGATGAACTTAAGCAAAAACCTAACACTCGCAGAGGTAACAAAATCTCTAACCGCGAAAAGGCTCGGAATAGACAATACGCCATCAAAAGAAGAAATAGCAAACCTAAAACTGACAGCGGAGAAGATCTTTCAACCAATCCGTGATCATTTTAACGTCCCAATCTCTGTTTCTTCTGGGTATAGATGTAAAAAACTCAATAAAGCTGTAGGAGGTGCAAAGAATTCTGAGCATGTTGAGGGTCGTGCACTCGATATTGATGTCGATGGCTCTACAAGCATCACAAACAAGGAGATTTTTGAGTTCATCAAGAACAATCTAGAGTTCAATCAATTGATTTGGGAGTTTGGAGATGACAATAATCCTGATTGGGTACATGTTTCGTATAGGGATAAAGAGAATAAAAAGAGAATTCTCAAAGCTGTACGTATAAAAGGAGAGACCTTCTATAAACCTATGTAATAATCAAATAATCAAATGAAAGACCGCAAGAAACTAAAAGATACTAAAGTAGGGCAGTGGTTAAAAGACAAAGCCCCACAAGTTCTAGATACAGTTGGGGAATTACTACCCGATCAAGGTGCTCTTGGGGTCGTAAAGCGTTTGATTGATAAGGAAGATATCCCAAAAGAAGATAGATTAGAGTTTGAAAAGCTATTATTAGAACAAGAAAGACATGCTCAAGACAATGTTACAAGTAGGTGGGAAGCAGATATGTCTTCTGACTCTAAACTGGCGAAAAATGTCCGTCCTATTGCTCTTATTGCACTTCTAGGTCTGTATCTTTTACTTGCAATAACTGATTCTATAGAGTCAATTAAATTTGAGGTAAAAGAAGAGTATGTTAGTCTACTAGAAGTACTTGCATTAACTGCATTCTCTGCATATTTTGCAGGACGATCTATAGAGAAAGTGCAATACAAAAGAAAATCCTAATAACCATGACCCAAATTACCCAAAATCCCGTCTTTTCTAGAATTGTACACAGAGTAATAGCTATTATAGCTAGTTTATTCTGTGTATCTATTTTATTAGCTACATGTGCAACACTATCTGTAGCTCAAACAAATAGTCTAACAGAAAATGAAGACATTCTATACAACGAATGTGTAGTTATGGGTAATGAAGAAGATATACTCCCATTAGGATATTCTTCTGAGTACAATAGGACGTACAATGAGAAAGTAATTAACTGTGTTGTACATGTTCTACATGACAATCAATATTTCCCAAACAGTAATATTGGACTAGATATCATTGAGGAAGCATTTGATCAACTTAATGTGGACTTTGATTCAACTAATATTTCATTTAATTTAGTTAATACAACATACACTCATCTTGGAACATTTGCTTGGGCAGATTCATACAGAGCAGGTAGCGGTGTTTGTTTCCCACAATACGGGACACAAATGGCGCAGTGGACGGATATGGTTAGATGGAATACTGCAGAATACTGCAATATCTATGTTGCTCCTGATTTCTGCTCGTCAATTCTTGGTTTTGCATGGGTTCTGTACCAACCTTGGTCAGATCTTGATGGGGTGTGGATAGAAACAGAAGTGTTTGGGTTAAGTGGTCCGCATTTAACATTCAGATATGAGAACGAAACACTGACTCATGAGATGGGGCACTACTGTGGGTTGCATCATGTGTTTAGAAATGGGAGTAATGTAGTTACAAGTTGTGGTCAAAACTTAGGAGCATGTGAATTTACAGGAGATTATGTATGTGACACACCCCCAACTAAAGTTAGCTATGGATGTCCTGGAATTCCTGGATATTATTGCCCAGAAACGACATACTCTGGGGTACAATTCTATTCTAATAATCATATGGACTATTGCGCGGAACAATGCAGAGATGTGTTTACTCCCGGGCAAATAAACAGAATGCATGCCATGCTTGAGTACCAGAGATCAGAGTTATTCTCAGATGATGTTTTTTGTTTTGGGGACGTAGACAATGATTGTCATGTGGGAACCTCTGATCTTCTGGTTATTCTATCTAATTACAACTGCGAAGGATGCACTGTTGGGGATTTAGATTTAAATTATATAGTAAATTCATCAGATTTACTATATTTACTGTCTGTATATGGACAAACATGTGATTGTGGATTTGTTATGACCCCAGTACAACACATGAGAAAACCAGAAGACATACATGAATTACTAGAGTATTTAAATAACCACTAACCAAACCAAACCAAACACAATGGAAAATATTAAATTTAATCCTACAAGGGACTGGGTATTACTCCCTTTTCCCGATGTAAGTAAAACAGAATCAGGAATTATTGTCCCAGCTAGCGCTGAGCGCAACATGCGTAAGAATATCTTGAAGGTAATTAAGACAGGCCCTGATTGTCAGAAAGTAAAAACTGGGGATACTGTAATGGTACACCCACAATCTGATGGATTGATTATTGAGATTCCCGAAGGGAAATTTGTTATGGTGAATGAATTTATGATATGTGGGATTATTCCTGAAGAATAAACATGAATGGAACAGTCACTATATCGTTGGAGGATTTTGATAGGTTAAGAAACGAGCACAGCGAGGTAGTTTTATTAAAGACTAAAACCTTTCAAGCTGCTAAGGAACTTGAAGTTTTTCTATCATTCTTAGTCACACGTGAGAATATAGAAGAATACTTAGATGAATTCAACTCTCAATCATCAACTTGTACAATTAAACTAGTTGATGGGAGGGCTAAAATTCAATTTACAGATAAGTCGTTTAAACCATAACCAAACTAACTATGGAAAAAGAACCAAACAAACTGAAGTTATCTATCCCAACAATGGTGAGAAACTTTTCAAAAGAACTCTACCAATACGTAAAAGCAGGAGCGCCTGTAGTTCCAAAAGAACAATACGTAGATAGATTAAATACATGCCAAAATTGTGAGCATTTGCTAAGAAACAAGAGATGCGGATTGTGTGGGTGTATTGTTGAACATAAAGCAAAATGGGGAACTGCAGCGTGCCCCGATAATCGATGGGATGTAAATGAAAGTTCCAAAGTACCTGAATGAGAAAGTTATAATACAAAGACTGGCTACAAAATATAATCTCCCCCTACATGTTGTCGAAGAAGCAGTATATTCTCAATTTGCATTTGTGGCTTCAACAATACGTAAGGGACAATTTGAATCTATTAGACTACCATATCTTGGGAAGTTTCATGTTAGGGGAGGCCGTCTTAATTATCTGAATAATGAAAGAACTGATAAACATTAGTGGAACTACAGTAATCCCATCTGCATATGTATTAACTATCCCAGAATTCAAGGATCTTAAGATCAACGAACTATCTGCGATATTCTTCTTTGAAGATTACAGATCTCCATATTTTGTTTATGAGGAAGAAGAGAGATGGGAAAAGATATCTAAAGACTTGAGTGTTAAACTCAATCCTAAAGTGCAAGCTGGGATTGATAAATACAAAGAATTATCTGAGACTTCTGCAATCAAATTATTGAAATCAGCAAAAGCATCAGTAACAAGTCTTGAGAAATACTTTAGAACAATTGACCTGACAGCTATAGATCAGAATGGGAGACCAATCAACCAGGCAAAGGATCTTGTAGCAAATCTTGGGAAGATTGCAGACGTTGTAGATGGACTAAATAGACTCGAAGATTTAGTCAAAAAGGAGCAGCAGAAAGACAACCCAAATAGAGGTGGGGTTGTAGTAAACAAGTATTCACAGTAATGTCAAAATTCAAAGACACAACAAGATTCTCAGAAGCAGCAAACCATTACTTAAAATACGGATACTATTGTGAAGCCCTTGCAGGGACTAAAGAGTATTATGAGTATTGGGATGAGCAAGCAAAAAGATGTCTAGAAGGGTATGAATTAGACGGAGTTAGAATAACTGGGTACCACTATTTTTATTTGAATTTCTGCCCAATTGACCGAGCTGTAGATGATGTGATGTTTGATGGGACTAAGATCTCTAGACGTGAGAGAACATTCCCAGCATTCTACGACGGGGATTACAAGTATTTCCACGCAATTGATAGGGCTCGTAGAGAAAACAAACATATAGTCGTTCTAAAAGCTAGACGTAAGGGATATTCTTACAAAGCAGGTTCTATGCTTGCACGGAATTACTTTCTAATACGTAACTCTAAAAACTACGTATTTGCTGAGCAGAAAGAATACTTAATTGGGGACGGGTTGCTGTCTAAGACTTGGGACTTTTTAAACTTCATAGACGATAATACAGCATGGACTCAACCACGTCTGCGAGACAGGGAGATGCACAAACAGGCTGGGTATAAAAAGAATGTAAACGGGGCAGACGTAGAATTAGGGCTAAAATCTCAGATACTTGGAGTTTCCCTAAAGGACAACCCAGACAAACTTAGAGGTAAAGCTGGAGAACTTGTATTCTTTGAAGAAGCGGGTAGCTTTTCTGGATTGCTTAAAGCATGGGAAGTTGCTATGCCTACGATGCGTCAAGGTTCTAAAACTCTTGGGACAATGATTGCATTTGGGACGGGTGGAGAAGAAGGAGTAGGATTTGACGGTATGGAAGAGTTATTCTATCACCCAGATGCATACGACTGTTTAGCATTTGAGAACGAATGGGATCCAGGAGCACTGGGAACAACATGTGGTTATTTTGTTCCTATCTATGAAAGCTTAGATGGATTTATAGATGATGATGGAAACTCTTTAACTGAAGACGCTATAGCATTTGAAGAAGCACAACGTGAGAATAAAAGGAAGGGAAGTGATGCTAAATCTTATGACCAGTATATTGCTGAACACCCATTTACTCCTCAGGAGGCTACATTACAGACTACAGCAAATCTCTTCGATGTTGCTTCGTTAAAAGAGCAATATAATAGAGTGAAAACCAGAGAGTTAGATAAGAACGGGATTACAGGTTACTTGTACTACAAAGGAACTGAGTTAACCTTCCGCCCATCCCCAGATGTTCGTCCAGTATCTAAATTCCCACATAGAAAGGGGGATGATATCACAGGTGGGGTAGTAATGTATGAACCCCCATTTAGAACTAAAGATGGAATAGTCCCATCTAGTTTATATATCATCGGGCATGACCCGTACGCGCATGGGAGTTCAGAATCTGGAGAATCTTTAGGTGCTGCTTATGTATTCAAACGCCCAAACAATCTCTCTAAACCAGATGATTTGATTGTAGCGTCTTATATAGGAAGACCTCAAACTCAAGATGAGTATAACAATACTCTATTGATGCTTGCAGAATACTACAATGCAAAGATTGGGTTTGAGAATGACCGAGGAGAACTCATTGCATATGCAAAGAGATTTAGAAAGCTTCACAGACTACAAGAAGAGTTTGAGATGCTGGATAAAAAAGAATTACGATCTCGCACTGTCAAAAGACAATATGGTATGCACATGACTGAGCAACGTAAAAGACAGGGTGAGTTATATATACGAGATTGGTTGATTTCTCCGCGATCTACTAATGAAGATGGAGAGACAATGCTGAATCTACACACCATATATGATTTAGCATTACTTGAGGAATTAATCAAATTTAATCACAAGGGTAACTTTGACCGAGCAATGGCTTTTATGGTAGCGATGTATCATACACGAGA